TAAAAAACCAGTTAAAAGATATAAATAATGCAACAACAAAATTTTAATATCGATTTTAGTCAAACAACTCCTGTAGTTTGTGAGAAATGTGGACATGAACATTTTACCCAAGTAAGTATGATGCGTAAATTATCTCCTATGTTATCACCTACAGGTCAACCAGCACTAATACCTATCCCGGTTTATGCTTGTACTAAATGTAACCATGTAAATGAAGAATTCCTCCCGAAAGATGACGCCCTTTGATTTTCTTAGGTTAGTACATGATAAAAAAATTAAATGGGAAGATCTAAATGAAGACGAACAAAAAACCTATAATAAATTTATCATAAACAGGGCATTAGGATTTAATAATAATATGTTAGATATAGTAAACCGTTTACAAGGATACGATGTTACCCCAAAAGAATCTTTTAAATACTATCAATCTATGACCGGTGATAAATTTAGATTTAATAAGTGGATTAAGGGAAGCAAAGATAAATCTTTTAATTCTGAGTTATTACTCAAAATTGCTAGTTATTTAGAATGTTCTAAAAAGCAAGCTAGTGAATATTTAAATATTTTATCTAAAAAAGAAACCAAAAATTTACTCAAACATATAGGTTTACAGGAAAATGAAATTAAAAAGTTATTAAAAAAATGAAATATAAAGTTGGAATATTAGGAAATGGATTTGTAGGAGAATCTCAAATTTTTGCTTTTAGTCCTATAGCTGACATTAGGGTTTATGATATAGATCCCCTTAAAAGCACTCACACATTAGAAGAAACCCTTAAAAGCGATTTTGTTTTTGTGTGTGTACCTACTCCTATGAAAAAAGATGGATCCCAAGATTTATCTTATATTGAAAGAGTATTTGAAAATGCTTCTTCGGGCCCCGTTTATATTATAAAATCAACGATTTTACCTGGGACTACTCAAAAGTTAGTAGAAAAGTTTTCTAAGTTAGATATAATATTTAGTCCAGAATTTCTTACCGAACGCACAGCTAAATTAGATATGCTTACTCAGGCAAGGATAGTATTTGGAGGTAAAAAAAGATTATGTAATAAAGTAAAAAAGCTCTTTGAACAAAGATTTATGAATAGGCATTACATTATTACTGATTCTACTACAGCTGAACTTATAAAATATATGAATAATACATTTTTTGCTACTAAAGTAAGCATTATAAATGAATTTAAAAGACTATCAAATGCTCTAGGGACCGATTGGGAGGATGCTATGCATGGTTTTGCGGCGGATGGCAGAGTAGGAGATAGCCATTTACAGGTGCCGGGCCCTGACGGGAAGTTAGGTTATGGTGGAACTTGTTTTCCTAAAGATGTAAACGCATTAATCACAATGGGTGAAGATTTAGGTACTCCAATGAATACTATTAAAGCAGGATGGAAAACTAATTTAGAAGTTAGGCCAGAACAAGATTGGAATAAACTAAAAGGAAGAGCAGTATCATGAATAAAATAAATTTTACCCCAGAAGATGACGCAGCTGTAAAATGGTGTGAAGAAAAATACCCCGAATTAACTCAGGAGTATAAAAAAATTATGATGGAACAATATGTTTTATTTTGTAAAAAACATAGAAATTATGGCCCATCAAATATTAATGTAGGTACTAATTTAGAAACTGAAGCAGACATTAAACTAGCACTTACTGGTTTATGGTTTAGATTAAATGATAAAATACAACGATTAAAAAACTTGGTTGTGCAAGGGGAGCCTGATACAGTAGGTGAACCTATAGAAGATACACTTAAAGATCTCAGTATATATGGGATTATAGGCCAAATAGTACAACAAGGAAAATTTAAATGATTTTAGAAAACATACAGAATACAGTTGTCCCAGAAATGGACTGGGACAAATATAAAATGGTTTCATATACTCAGTTTTCAGCTTGGAGTGAATGCCCACACAAATGGAAGTTGATGTATATTGATAAAATGCGCCAACCCCCTAATATTCATTTAGCATTTGGATCTGCTATGCATGAGACTCTTCAAGAGTATCTTGATTTAATGTATAATAAGTCAATTAAAGCAGCTGATGAATTTCCTATTTATGAGGATTTTCAAGAACGTTTTATGAAAATGTATGGTGACTATAAAGAACAGATAGGTGATAATTTTGCTACTAAAAAGGATTTAACTGAATTTGTAAATGATGGGCTTAATATTATTGAGTTTTTCTTACAACGCCGTCAAATGCACTTTTCAAAACGTGGTACCAGGTTATTAGGAGTAGAAATGCCTATATTAACCCCACCTCATGAAAAACACCCCAATATTATGCTTTATGGTAAGCTTGATTTAGTATTTTATGATGAAGATCTTCAAAAAGTAAGTATTTGGGATATTAAAACATCTACTAAAGGGTGGACTAAATGGGACAAAGAAAATAAAATCAAAACCGCACAAATGGTATTATATAAGCGGTACTTTGCAGAACAATATAACGTCCCGGTTGAATCGATTGACTGCAAGTACTTTATTGTAAAGCGCAAAATACCAAAAAATCCTAAATATCCAGCGATGGCTTCGCGAATTCAAACGTTTGAGCCATCATCAGGTAAGACAACAATGAACCGTGTAACTCGCCAATTACATGAATTTATCGATGATTGTTTCGAGAATGATATGTATAAACAAAAAGAGTACACAAAACTACCGTCAGATAAGAACTGTAGATGGTGTCCATTTAACGATAAACCTGAATTCTGTGATAAAAACTATTCAAGCTAGGATATTTCCTTTTATAATCGCCCTATCAGCACTTACTGTTTCTGCATCAGCTGCTTTTTACTCCGTTAGTGGGTTAAGTAAGCTTTTTGCGGGAGCAGCTTTTGCTGTCATTATAATGGCTGCTTCACTTGAAGTAGCCAAATTAGTAATTGCATCTCTACTTTATCAATATAGAGAAAATTTACCTCGTTTACTTAAATATTATCTTTCAGTAGCATGTTTTATACTAATATTAATTACAAGTATGGGTATTTATGGTTTTTTATCTGCTGCCTATCAAGAAACCGCGGCTAAAGAGGGTAATATAGATTCCCAAATAGCACTTATTGAAACTAAGAGAGATAATATAAAAGAACAACTTGCGATATACAACGCGGAAAAAGAAAGTATTAACGAGGCGGTGAGCAGTCTAAGATCTGGCTTATCTAACAACGTAATACAGTATACTGACACATTAGGTAATATTATTACAACAACATCTTCATCTACAAGACGAGCTTTAGAAAAACAACTCGATCAAGC